TATAAACTTTATAATTCTTTAAAACTCCATTTTGAGAGAGATTCGTATGACGCATTTAAGTATAACTTTAAATCAAATGTCACACCGAATTCTTTCTTCAAACGGAAAGATAAATTTTTCTTTGCCAAACTGGCCAAAAACCATGGTAAAGAATTAAGAATGTATTTTGTATCAAATTTTATAAATGACGTACCTTACGTCGGTGATATGATTAATGAAGAGGGTGAAAGAAACTTTTTGAGTATGAAAAAAACTCATGAAAGCTTGACAAGAACCTTTGAAACTGATATAAATACTATTGCTGATCTAATTGATACTGGCAAATTTACCTTCAATGAAATATTTGAAAGTAAAGATGCACAGCATCCATTGATCATCAAGATGTGGCTTGAAGGAGACATTACACTGGAAACAGTATGTATCCTAAATGCTATATTTGGGTTTGTACTTCGTGAATCTAAAAACATTACTGAGACCATTATGTGGCCGAATGTAGTACGGAAGATAACGAAATACACCCCCTTCATAAACTTTGACCGCGATAAGCTTGTCAAGATTATGAGAAAACGTATACTATGAATACTAGTGAAATAAACTGTAAATAAAATGCAATATAACGGAGAAAATAATATGTCTTTTGCAAATCTAAAGAGCTCGCGAAGCTCGTCTATTGACAAACTCGTACAAGCAGCTGAAGCTGTTTCAACTAAAGCAGAAACCAAGTCCTACGCGGATGATCGTTTCTGGAAACCCACCCAAGATAAAGCTGGTAACGGTTATGCCGTAATCAGGTTTCTTCCTGCAAAGGAAGGTGAAGATTTACCTTGGATTCGATACTGGGACCATGGCTTTAAAGGCCCGAATGGTTTATGGTATATCGAAAACTCGCTGACTTCTATCAATCAGCCAGATCCTGTTTCAGAAATGAATTCAGAGTTATGGAATACTGGTCGAGATGAAGATAAGCAAACCGCTCGTGAGAGAAAAAGAAGGTTACATCATGTATCCAATATTATGGTAATCTCTGATCCTGCTAACCCACAAAATGAAGGAAAAGTTTTCCTTTATAAGTTTGGTAAGAAGATCTTTGATAAAGTGATGGATATTATGCAACCTCAGTTTCAAGATGAGCAACCTATTAATCCTTTTGATTTTTGGGAAGGTGCTGATTTTAGGATTAAAATTCGCAAAGTAGAAGGTTGGACTAATTACGATAAGTCTGATTTTGCTTCTACATCTCCTGTCTTAGACGGTGATGATGCGAGACTCGAAGAGCTGTATGTTAAATTACATTCACTCGAAGAGTTTGTTAGTCCTACTAACTACAAGACTTACGATGAGCTTAAAGCGAAATTGAATAGAGTTCTTGGAGTAACAGCAGGGGTAAGTATGGAACAGGCAGAAATGCCATCAGCTCCCGCAGTAACAACAACTTTTACAGAATCTCCGGCAATATCTGCTGCGGAATCAGGTGAAGAAGATACGTTGAGTTACTTTGCGAAGCTCGCAAATGATAGCTAGAGAGATCTAGTGAATGAACCTATAGGGGATTAACCCCCGACAGGGACAAAAAACCATCTCGTCCGCCGCGAGAGTTCGAAAAAATGGCCACGAAAGTGGCCAAGTGAAGTTTTTTGGATGGCCACGAAAGTGGCCATTTTTTTGTCTTTTTACCAGGATTTACTATAAAGCCTGGAAGATTTGTTGCCTACGTTTTGATTATATACTGTAGTATTAGAAGAGTTATTATTCCCACCGGAGTTATTAACACTCTGTGAGACCATCATCTCTCTTTGTCCTTTAATAGACAATGCTTGAGTTTCTAGTAACCGTGCTTGGCCTTTTTCTAATCTTTCTGAGCTTCCAATTACAGACGACGTAACTCCTTTATCAAACATTGATGTGTCAGCTGATTTACCTGTAGGAAGATTTTCTAAAGCTGCGATATCACCCATAGAAGATTCGTTCAATGCATTCAATTCGATTAACTTGTTAGTATCAGTATCAACTTCTAGAATATCGACCTGTGCATCTTGTTTCATTTGAGCTTCTTCGGCTTCTTGCTTGGCCTTTTCTGCTTTAGCTATTGCTCCTCTTTCAAGTGCACCTTCTTTGTACTTTTCAGCGTTGTTAGTTTCCATTCGCTTCATCTTAGGTATTTCGAAGTCTATACCTAACCATCTACCAAATTTGTTTACAAGACCCATAATCATATTAGTGAGATCAATAAACATATTAGCAAACTTAGCTAATCCATCTTTTAAGTATGCAACTCCTAACCATATAACATCCCATACGCTAGCAAATCCAAGAGAATCTCTTAGTTTTGTTAGAGCAAACCCGATACCTGCAACTACGAGTGCAATTCCAGCAGCGATAGCGATAGGAATAGCAAACGGTGCTAAGAATGCTAACATACCTGATAACATACTACCCATAGCTGTACCAGCTGCAAGAGCTCCAGCTCTTAATGCAATACTTACTGCTTTAATACCTTTACCGAATGAACCGAAGAACGTACCCATACTTGTTGCAGATGCTACAGCTTTGAGTCTCATGAATTGTACAAACTTTTTAACTTTGCCTAAAGCACCGGCAATTTTAGTGAATGCCGTAGATACTGCACCTACAGCTCTAATTAATTTTCCGCCAATGTAGAATGTTATTAATGCTACTGCTGCACCAATAGTTCCCCAAGAACCTTCTAGTTCTTCCATTCCGCCTTGGAAATCACCATCTATAAATTTTCTAATGCCATCAAGAATTTTACGAATCTTCTCGATACCAGCAGTTATACCTTCCATCAATTTCTCAGGATCAAAGAAGAGTAAAGCTACAACACCAAGAGCTGCAACGATTCCACCACCTGCTAATAAACTATCTCTTAATCCTTCAAAACCTTGAGCAGTCTTTTCAGCTCCATCAGCAATTCTTCGTAAATAGCTTGCGTTAGCGTCAAGATCAGCTTGCTTTTCTCTACGCTCTTCTTCAGCGTCAGCACCAAGTTTTAGTTGATCTACCTGTGCATTAAGTCCTTCTCTTTCTAGTTCGGTTAATTGTGGGTTAGCTAACTGAGTTTTTAGTGATTTAAATTCTTCAGTTAATTCATTAGACTGATCAGTCTGGCCGAATATACCGTTCATTTTCTCTAGTTGCTTTTCTAGATTAGCACCATCAACTTCTTTGCTAGTAGCAGCCTTTTCTTTAGCAAATTTGGCAGCTAATTTACCAGATCTAGATCGTTCGGCTCTAGACTCTGCTAATTCAGTAGCATAAGAATCTTCATTTTTTTGTCTAGCCTTTGTAGCGTCATGAAGATTCTTTTCTCGTACATCTCCAAACTTCCGTTCGTTTATAGCCTTTTGATCTAATATCTCTTGTTCGGCGGTGGCATTACGAAAGCGGTCTTCTCTCCACTTTTTAGTAGATGCGATTTGGTAGTCATGAGCATATTTAGCATCAGTCTCCATCAACTTCTGATGTTTCTGTTCAGCTTTAGCTTTTGCTCGCTGATCTTTAGCTTTCTGTTTAGCTAATTTATCTTTAGCGTCAGCAACAGCCTTCAGCTTATCTGCTATTGCCTTATCTACCTTATCGTCTGCCATGAGTCATTTCCTAGTTAGGGTTAGTATCGCCGTGTTCTTTTGCTGCGCTTGATACATATAGACCAAACCATGCTGCACCTGCTCCTACTAATACAGATATTAAACCTGATTGTTCGAGCGTTGGAGCTGGAAGTTCCATAAACCAAAACGTTGCGTAATAAAGTAAGTACATATATACACCTAAGAATACTCTTGGTATAAGTCTCCATGCATCTAATACTTTAGCTGCAAATACCCATTTTTGCCATGGGTTTTTTGTGTCGTCATGTGTTAGTGAAAAAATTGTTTGTTTTAATTCACCGATTTCAGTAACCATAGCCATAAACTTTTTAAGGTCTATTTCTACTTCATTTCGCGACATATCTCCCGCGAATTTATCTTGATCTGCCATTTCTAATTCCTCTTAGCGTTTTCCTTAGCAATTCTTTCGTTTTCGTCTTTAATCCAGTTCTGAAGAAGAGTAATATACACTTCTCTTTCCCATGGTAACATCTCATCTAACTCAGATAACGAGTAGTTGTGATGCTGCATCATCGCGAAATTAGTCTTGTAATGGTTAACAAGGTTATCGTGAGAGAGGCCTATATAAAAAAACTTTGTAATCCCTTAAGGCTTAGTTTCGTTTCATGTTTGCATTTAGTACATTCAAATCCTGTTTGCAATTCAACAGTTGGTATTTCTCCTAAGAAAGATGCCAGCTTACCGAATTGATCAGAGTTAAGACTGTCAACAAATGCCCTTAAATCTTCAGCTGGTTCATCAGCTGCATTATGTATTTCATCTTCTTCAAATATATTTAGAATCAATTTATGGAACAGTTTTGATGCTCCTTCAACTGATGCTAATTCGTCAGAATCTATACCTTCAAGATCTTTAACATTAGGATATCTCATCGATACTCCAATTTGATCTGTCAATTGTATTGGTTCAATCTTCTTCATAACAGGGACAGCAATCTTTGCTATATCCACCGAAAAGTTATTAACATGCTTACATTCCATAACTTCGCATGGTAATTTTAAATCTATTATTTCACCAGATGATTTAGATCTGAGCTGTAGAAACAAGTATTCGATATCGAACATTGCTAGTTTACTAGTGTCGATGTCTTCAGTAATACAATCTCCAATTACTTGAGCAACTGCTCTGATAATTGATGATTGATCTTTCGTTTCTAACGCCATCATGAGTATCTTCTCTTCTTTAACAAGATACGGTCTATATTCAACTTCTTTACCTGTCGACGGAATTGTCGTGAGGTGTCGTGAAGTATTCAGTTTTGGTAATGCCATAATATTATTCTCCGGTTATTATGATGAAATTAAACCTAATGTATTTTGAATCTGCGGAAGCACAGAATCTTTAATTGACATTAGGCTGTCAAGTGACGCATTCAATTCGCGATATCTATCGTATGCGAAATTGACCGTCATTTCTTGGACTCCGCTTTCAGCGGATGCGTCCATTTCTATTGCCGACATATCCATTGGATATGCATTTTCAAGTGTCACTCCAAATATCGGTAAATTCTTTTGATTAAGCTGTATGATTTGTATATCAGTACAGAAGTCTTTTTTGTATCCAACTCTATATCTATCAGCATCAACGATACATGATATCCAATCTGCGAAATATCTACGTGCGAACATATCGTTCGTTAGATAAAACCCCATTGCTACGTCTCCATCGATATAATCGTATGGAATTTTCATTGATTGTTTACCAACTTGCTTATCAGTAGTAGATAAATTTCTAGCCGGTAGCTGTACTGTCTTAGCTAACATAGAAATATCTCGTGGATCGTTAATAAGGTTGCTTATACCGCCACCAGATAACAGTCCACCGAGTAACACTGAAGGGTCTTTATTAATAAGTGATACTTTAGGCGCAGTCATTAGAATCAAAAATCTATTTGTTTGTGCTAGTCCACCCTTTTTACCGATCATGGCTTTCATTGTATCTATGTTCATTTACTTTTTCCTGCGTATTGTTTACGTGAGTAACGCCATACAGATTCTTTAGAAACTTTAACAAATTGCTCTGTTGGTAAGAAGATTGCTATCTCCCAATCTGTCATCGGTACTCTCACGAGGTTTGTTTTTACTTTCGGCATTAAGTAATGCCTATAACATGGTTCGAATTCTTTGTATTTAGCTGTACTCGCTAAGAGCTCATATCGTAATTTCTTTAAGCGAGATGTATCACTCATTTTAGGACCAGGAGATAGAGTCATTAACTTGTCTAAGAA